AATTAAGAACGTTGAGGAAATCACACACGCGAAGATTCGCGGACTCCTCAAAAAATTGAGACTTAATAAGTACTACGAACACGTACCATACATTACAAACATTCTCAATGGAATCAGAGCGCCTAATATGTCACAAGAACTCGAGGAGAGATTACGTATGATGTTTAAGGACATACAAAAGCCCTTTGACAACAACTGTCCAATGGATCGGAAAAACTTTTTGAGTTACTCCTACGTTCTCTACAAGTTTTGTGAACTTTTAGGGGAGGATGAGTACCTCCAGTACTTTCCATTGTTAAAATCCAAAACTAAGTTGTATGTCCAGGACCAGATATGGAAGAAGATCTGTGTAGATCTTCAATGGCAATTTATTCCGACCACGTAATATCCTACGCGCTCTCACACTTAAAGATGCTGTGTTATTTTATAGCAATGGACGAGTATACACAATTTGTCCTCGACAAAGCAAAGTTTCATATGCGTGCAGCTGAAGAACTTTTGACGGAGAGTATCAAAGACCCCGAGAAACACTATAGAGAAACAAAGAGGTTTCATGCAGACCTGGCGAAGCTCTTTCCGTTTATGGTTCTACTAAAATCTTTCGAACCTCCACTCCCCGATCCGGAAGTAGGGGATAATTTTTCAGATACACAGTCTTCAGTCTCATCGGACGAAGATAGTTATGTGCCTACAACTCCACCGCGTACTTTAACTGTCTAGACTAAAATGTACTTTTATCCGACATGGCTATCCATGCAAGGAAAATCAAGACCGCTAAACAAAGTATACCCAATGGAATTTTCACATAAAGTGGAATATTTTTATTATTGAGAATCTTATCTGTAAAGAAATCTAAGACACCTTTTTGTTGTTCATGTTGCCGACCTGTGCTTGTTACTGCTGTCATTGTTTATTGTTTACCGCGAATTTTATTACGAATATTTTGCGTTAGATTGTATCCAGTAATATTTTTGAATGCTTTTGTATTTCCAGCTGTTGCCGCAGCTCTCGCCATAGTTGCCGATGGTGCATTGGGTGTTCTAGATACGGCCACCTTTTTGAATGGGAGAAACTTAAAACTATTTTCACGGTTTTGCCCAACAACCATGATTGAGTTTTTATTGAAGTTTTGAGTAATCTTGGTGATGCTTCGGTCCTTCGCGGACGTCACTATGGTGAGACCTGGAAACCAACGACGTAATATTCGCACCTTGTTCTCAATAGGTAGCGGGTTCTTAGCGTTTCCATATGAGTGGGATACAACAATGACTGGTATCCGATTTGATTTACGCGCAGTTTCGATGACCTGTTCAATCATGACTCGATGTCCCTTATGGGGTGGATTAAAACGACCATACGTGAATACAACCGATTGCATTTATATTCCCTGATATTATTAATATTTTAGACCTTCATGAACATAAAGCAGAGTTTCTCTTATCTTCCATGAGAATGCTATGTTGTTTTAGACCAAAGTCTCCACCACCCTCTCCCAAATCAAAATATACATACACCTATCAAGTTTCGTCTCTCGTAAAAGTTGTAGATGGTGATACCGTTGACGTCATGATTGACTTGGGATTCTCCGTGTCTATTAGTCAGAGAGTGCGCCTCATCGGCATTGATACCCCCGAATCGAGAACATTGGATGCGGAGGAGAAGAAGTATGGTCTCCTCGCTAAAAACAAATTGATGGAGCTCTGTGCCAAGTCCACCCAATTTGAATTGAGGTGTCCAACGAGCAACTCGCGTGAAAAGTTTGGACGCGTTCTTGGAGAGTTATGGGTCTTCAACAACGATAAATGGATTAATGTCAATCAGTGGCTTTGTGAGAATCACTATGCAGTCCCGTACACTGGACAAAATAAGGAGGATGTGGCTGCACTCCATATGAAGAATCGTAAGATTAATAAAATCTAGACTATATTATATGGCAATCTACATCCAACCCACGTGTACATTTGTATACCATGTCTCCTCTCTTGAAAAAGTCATTGATGGTGATACCATCGATGTAACTATTGACCTAGGTTTTGAGGTATGTACCCGTCAACGAGTGCGTCTTTTGGGTATCGATACCCCAGAGTCCCGTACGTCCGACCCAGAGGAAAAAAAGTTTGGTCTTCTCGCCAAGGAGAAACTAAAGGAGTGGTGTCTCAAGGCTGTAGCCTCAGATGACGATGATATAATCGTAGAGTTAAGATGTCCAGAAAAGGACTCGCGTGAAAAATTTGGACGCATCCTCGCAGAGGTCTGGGTCTGTGAGGGTGGTCAATGGACGAATGTGAACAAGTGGTTGTGCGACAACGCATACGCTGTCCCATACAGTGGACAGAATAAGACAGCTGTCGACGCTCTCCATCGCCAAAATAGAATGAAGTTGGTCTCTCGAGGTGAGATTCATCAACTTGATGTATAGGGATACTTGTGGACCCATAAGTTACAAATCCACTTCTCCCCAGACTTTACAGGTCGACCACCGTGTAAAGCCTTGGATGTCATGAGCTCGTAATTGTCAAGCGTGTGGAAGAAGAGCGCATCACCAGCTTTTAGCTTGTACGTCTTCTTTAAATTTGGGAATTCCGTTTGACCATCTTCATACTCATCATTTAGGGCTAATATGATTGTATACATACGCTTATTACCATGAGTATCACTAAAAGTATCTTGATGAGGTCGATAGTGTCCACCTGGTTTGTAACGAAGGACTTGAAGACTTTCACAATTTGTGATGGGTCTATCCGTGAGAGCTACACACTTCTCAATCACACGATTTATGACTGGGTCGCTTCGTTCCAACCACGCAGTTTCACTATCTCGTACCTTTTTGTCAATCCGTCTATCCTCTGCAACCGTAGATGTACTTAGTTTACTTTCAGCTTGTTTCATGATATGTTTTCGTTCCTCTTCTGATATGAAGTTATGTAGTACCCTTGGCTCCGTGTAGCGTGGGAGAAGGTAAATAATCAAGAGTATAATAAATAATATGGTGATCATCTTACCATTAGTAGACATTAATTTCTTCTGGTAGTACACAGTTGTATCTTTTTCGGATGACTTTTAATACAGTGTTACCATATTGAAACAGTTTATGACCAATATCTACTATCTCATCCTTTTGAGTTGGGTCTATAAGATACTGTCTTAAAAGGTCACCACTCGTATCTATGAGCATTCTAAAAATATTAGTGATGTCCCTAAATTTCTCTCTCTGTTTATCGCGCCGTTGAAGTTCTCGACGCACCTCCAACTCCTCTTTCTCATTGAGCATGTAGGATATACGGAGGTATCTATTGTCCGCATCATATAGATCACCATACCTATACACAAGGTCTCTATCAAGAGAATAATTAATAGTAGCGATACGTAAAATAGTATCCGGAGCCCCAGCTTCTCGTAACTCCCTAAATGTTGGGACTCCACCACATGGGATGTCCCCATGTTCTCTGCTTGAAATTCGAGCGTTCTTGAATTCCATATAGTGTGGATTATGTATTCGACCAGTTTCGATTTCACCGGTTCGCCAATCAAACGCAGTATGACAATCTGGACACCACATTTGGTGACATCCACTCAATTTGTGTATCATAGTTCCACATTTTGGACATCCCTTTGTGTCTTTCTTGATGAGTTCCATAGTTTTTACCGCATCTGGGTCACAGCTATGACCCTCAACTATTTCTTCATTACACTTTTCACAGAAATGACCATCACATAGACCACAAAACCAGTCCTCATTCATGAAACCTTTACAATCTCAGTTGGACACTTACGAATAAACTTTTTGGTTTCAATCACATGATCGTGATCATGATTACGAAGATGTTCTAATGTCCTGTATGTTTGCTCCATCTCCGCACGGAAATTCGTAATTTCCTCGGGTATCGGTATGTTACTCGATACTGGTACATGAATATGGTACTTTTGGTGTAACTCAATGAGTTTGTGTCTCTGAGCGTTTATAATTCCATGTAACTTCCGTATCGCTAATATTCGTTCAACCTCTGGTTGTGTCTCTGGCATCTGAATCTTTTCTCGTTCAAAGAGAATGTCCTCTCGATGACGACGAAGTTCTGTATTACGGAAGTATTGTGTACACCATGTATCTACAAACTCCCTATTCCATAAGTTTTTACACCCCATGCAGTGTGGGTCATCTGAGATAGACAAGAGGTATCTCGAGGAACAGGTCCGACAGCTCACTAAATCACAGAAGGGGCACTCAACCTTTTTGTGATTTATTTTATTGAACTTTTCACAACATACATCACAATTTCCCATTACATTGAAAACGATGGAAATCTTTAATCAAAAAAAAAATGTACGTTTATATTATCAAATAATGTCGGGGTCTGATACCGGTTTACTATTGGGTCTTGTTGCAGTATGCGCAGTTTCATCTTCAATTGCCGCAGCTGGTGGGTATATTGTTATGGGGCGTGAGCAGACGCCACTACTGCACCAGGACCAG